GTACTTCGCCATGTTCTCGCCGATGGTCTTGCCCTGCTTGTCGAGGACGCGATGGAAGGTCTTCGTGTCCAACCGCGCAGCCGTCTCGTCGGGGTCCAACTCCTTGATGAGCGCCTTCGTGAACGCCTTGGTGTTCTGCTTGTAGACATCCCCGCCCGCAGCGGTGCCCAAGGCCCGAACGGCTTCACCCTCTGCAACGTGGTGCGGCAGCACGGTCAGGCCAGCCTTCTCCGCAGCCGGGACGGCCTCCAGCAACGCCGGATTCGGCTGCACCGCACGCTTGGCCAGCCCGCCTTTCGGGTTTTCTGCCTGCGGGACTTGCCGCGGCAAGTCGCGTACCGGCGTCTCAGCCGCGCCACGCAGGGTCTTTGCCGCCGCGAGCGCGCCCGGCACCGCGCCGAACGCTGCACCAAGGCCCAACTCGGCCGCACTCGGGGCGACATCCTGCCGCATGTCGGCGAACTGTTCGCCTTCGGGCAGCGCCGCGTTCTCTGCTGCGCGCCCTGCCACGCCAGTGACGCCAACCAGGCCCGCGCCCGTCAACCCGCCGCCGATGACGCGGCCGGCTGCGTTCTCGACGACACGTCCCACCGCACCACCAACCTTCACCGGTAGCGCGTTCATGCCGACGCGCACGGCGCCCGTCACGGCGCCGGCTCGCCCGGCCTCGCCCATCGAACCGCCGCGCTGGACCACCTCCTGCGCCCGCTCGACGCCGTGCTGCAGGCCGAAGCCCCCGGCAACTTCCACCGGCATGGACGCGATCCCACCGGCGATCTGCCCCGCGGTGCTGAACTCTTCCCCAGCCTGCGGCCGGTACTCCTGCTCCATGCGCCCGGTCACCCGGTCCATGGCCGCGAACACCTTGTCCTGCGCCTTCTGCCCGAACAGGCGTGCGGCGGTCGCGGCGGCCAGGCCGAACATCTTGACGACGGGGATCGTGCTTGCGGCGGCCGTGCGCCCTGCCGACTCTGCGAATCCGACCTCGCGCCGCGCCGGTGCGGCCGGGGGCGGGGCAGCCGGTGCGGGAGCCCCGGCCGGGCGCATCGCAGCTTCACGCTCGGCGCGCAGCCGAAACTCGAACTCTTCGTCTTCAGTTGCCATTGCGCTTCTTCCATTCCTGATAGCGGCGCTCCTTCTCGGGATCCGCGTAGGGCGTGGTTGCCGTGCCGCCAAGCCCCGGAGCGCGCGGCACGACTCCCGCGTTGATGTTGCGCATACGGGCGCGCATGTCGTCCAACGTCTTGTCGGACTGCTGCCGCGCGTTGGCGGTTTCCTGCTTGATGACACCGATCAGCGCCCGGATCTGTTCGGGTGTCTTCGCAAGGTTCAGCAGCTCGTCGCCGGTCTTCTGCGCACTGACCGAAAGCTGCGCGTTCGACAACGGGGACGTGAGCACGCGCTGGTGCTCGCGGGCGAGGCCCTGCAGCGCAAGATGGAACCGGTCCACGTCCGGGTCGCCCATCGCTTTCCGACCGGCCTGAATCCACTTGTTGACGATCGGAACGCCGCCGGCAGCGCCCTTGTCCAGGTACTGCAGCACGAGGTTCGATTGCTTGTCCACGAAGCCCTGCAACTGCTCGACGGCGGCGCTGTACTTCGTCCGGTCGGCGAACGCCTTGGACGCCGCGGCGTACTCGGCCTTTGCCGTACCAACATCCTGCGGGCCCAGGCCGAGCGACTTCGCGTACTGCGGCAGGTACTTGTCCACCGCCGCGATGAGCTGGCCGCCTTCCTTGGTGCGCAGACCAACGCGCCAGTCGCGCATGCCCATCATGTCCATCTGGGCGTAGAACTCCAGCACTTCCTGCGACAACCCGTTCGCCGCCAGCGCAGCGGCTGCTCCCGCGGGGGTAGCGCTGCCGCCCTTGCCGGTGATTCCTTTGGCGCCGGCAAACAGCTTCGGCACCGGCTTCCCGGTGATGGCAGCCAGCCCGGACCCACTGCGTGCGCCAGTGCGGATCGCGGTGCGTTCGTTCTCGGCCTGCTCCGGCGAGATGCGGCCTTCGGCTGCCGCCTTGTCCACGGCGGCCAGCGAAGCATTCATCCGCTGAAGACCGGCTGGGTCCTCCTTCGCCTTGGCAGCCAGCCCCAGCTTGACCTGCGCGGCCTGCTCGCGCTGCTCTTTGTTGAGCTGCATCAGCATGCGGTCTTCGGGCTTGAGCCGCGCGTACCCCATCGCGGTGATGGCGTCCACGTCGGCCTTGGTCTGCTCGCCGACTTCCTTGGCGCCCTCGGCGATCTTCGCCTGCATGACGGGGTTCTGCAGCACCGCGGCCAGGGATCCCAGCTTGCCCATGTAGTCGAACGCATTCGCCAGATCGACCACCTTCACCGTGTCGTTGGGGTCGGTGCTGCGGTTCTCGGTCAACGGGGCGTCGTAGTAGCCGATGGCGCCGCCTTCCATCGTCGGGCCGACCGCATCCGGGCGGCGCACGTAGACCCGCACCACCGGCATGACCTTGTCCGGGTGCGCTTGCCCGTTGGCGTCCTGTGCCGGCAGCAGGTGCACGATCTCCTTGCGCACGATCTCGCCACCGTAGGGGCTCTCACTGCCCACCCCGGCGCGCAGATCCGGGGCGAACAGCTTGTTCACCCCTTCCAGCAGCATGGTTTGGTTCTTTGCAGCAAAGCCCTGCTGCACCTGCTGCGCGCCCTGCACCGAGTCCATGATCTGCTCGGGTGTGCGGCCCGTGGCCAGGCTCAGGCCGCGGTACAACTCCGCACCGGGCAGGGCCGCCGGGTCAACCTCGCCGGCCTGAACGCGCGCGAAGGTGTCGAGGTGCTGCTGCCTCTCCGCCGCGAGCGCCGGCCGCAGCACCTTGTCCCGGTACTCGCGGCGGGCAGCCGCGTTCGTCGAGACGCGCTGCGCCAACTCAGGCGGCACCTGCTGCCCGGCCTGCTGCAGACCCTGGATGGTGCTCACCAGCTCAGTGTGCTCGTCGTCCAACAGCTTGCGGCGTTCGGCCTGCGCGGCGCGGTCGTCGGCTGCCGTTTGCCGGGCCATTTGCTGGTCGTACCGCTGCTGGTCGAGGCCGAACTGCCGGTCGGACTCTTCTTGCCGGCGCTTGTCCAGCGCTGCCTGCCGCTCGCGGTCCTGGATCTGGAAACCCAGGCCCATGCCCCGTTCGATGCCTTCGGCGAGAGCGCCGCCCACACTGCCTGCCATGATCTGTCCTCAGAAAAGCCCGCCGGCCACGCCGCCAGCCAGCGCGCCCAGTGCGATGCCCCACGGGCCCGCGCCCAACGCAACGGCGCCCATCGTGCCGAGCGCCGAACCCAACTGCGCATTTCCGGCCTTCGCCTGCGCCCGCAGGCTCTGGTTCGTCATATCGCGTTGCGTTTCCTGCTTCGCGGCCTGCGCCAACATGCCCGTCGCTTCGGCCTGTTGCTGCTGCGCTGCGCCTGCGAGGGAGGCGCCGAGTCCGTAGGTCGCCATGTCACGCTCCTGCCTGCGCGGCCTTCGCCGCGACGTTCGGGGACGCAGCCCCCATCAGCCCATACTGCAGTTCGCGGGTCTGGGCGCCCGCGATGTTCTGCGCCTGCACGTCGGCCAGGCTCTTGCTCAGGCCGGCGGCCCGGGTCTGCGCCGCCTGCTCGTCCGCCGTCAGCGTCGTACCAAGGCCCTGCAACCGACGCTGGAAGTCACCTTCCTGCATGGCGAAGGCGTCGCTCACATTCTCGCTGGCCGCAGCCATGGCCTTCGCTGGCTGCGTGCGGTCTGTGGCGAACTCGATCATCTTGTTTTCGAGCGGCACGTAGGTGGACACGTAGTCCGCCCACTGCTGCCGCGTCAGCGCCGCGTAGGTTCGGCTGGCTGAGGGCTTGCGGGCGGCGCTCATGGCGCTGAGGTTTCCGCTTGGCATGCTCTTTCCTCAATAGTTGGCCTGCCCACGCAGGCTGTTCGGCAGGTAGCTGCCCCCATTGATCCCGGCCGGGGGCTTCGCCTCGCCGCTGGGCGTCATCGCCTTCGAGAACCCGAGACCCACGGCCTGTCCCGCGAGCTGTGCGTTGCCCATACGGCTGCTCAGGGACAGGGATGCGTCTTGCGCGGCCTGCTGCGCGCTCATGTCGGCCTGCGCCGCCAGCCCGGTGTTCACCTGGGCACGCTCGCCGCGCCCCAGGGCTGCGATGGTGGACAGTCCCTGCATGTAGGCGTTGGTGACCGCCTGGTCGGAGATGGAGACGCTCTGCCCCTTGGCCGCGGCCTTGTCGAGCGACAGCCCCCCAAGGGCCAGCTTGCCCTTGCTGGACCCAACCCCTGCCCCGCCGGACGCGAGGCCGGATTGCAGCTTCTGCTCGGCCTGACCGAACCGACCCTCAACGTCTGCAGCGGCCCGCCCCGTGGCGGCTTCACGCGCACTGGAGCCCTCCAGGCCCATGGTCTTGGTGGCCTCGATCATGCGCTGCTGCACCGGCAGCAGTCGCTGCCGGTAGTCGGCCATGAGGCTGCTGGCGTGTTCAGCCAGTGCTCGCTGTGCCGGGGTTTCCTTGACGCTTCCGCCGTCCATGGACGATCCTCACGAACTCATCGGTTCCACGCGGGGCCCAATCCGGCCCCAGCACGCGCCCCCAGCCACGTCGGGCGGCTCGGAACGCAACGGTCGATGCCTGAAGATCGCGGGCCAGTTCGAGCACCGCGGCGTCTTGGCGCGCAAACGCCCCGTGTCGGTCAGCCACTGCGGCCAGTACGAACAACTCAAGGGCATCTGCGGCTGGGTTCGACTGCAGCCTGACGATCACCAGACCGTCCGCGCAGACCAACGCCAGCGTGTTCGGATTGTCGCACTCTTTCGCAAGCTCGCGAGCGCGCGAATCAGTGAGTACGCGCGGAGCCGCGCGCAGCAGGCCGGCCAGCACCTCGTCGGGCGTGGCCAACCGAAAGCCGGTCACAGACCGTAGGTCGCTCGGTCCGCGTTCCAATTCTGGAGCAGCTCCGTGTCGGACAGTGCTCGGTCGTAGATCCTCAAGATGCCAAGCCGCGACCCGTTGGCGACGCGGAAGGCACCGTCCCCGCGCGCACCGATGCGGGCGGCGTTTGCCGGGTCCGCGGTGCCGGGGGATGACAATGTGCCATCCCAGGTCGTAGCCCCGAGGTTGCTGGCGGCCACCGCACCATCCAGCCACAGGAAGCTCCCTGCCCCGCCTGTGAAACTCACGGCGTGGTGGTGCCAGGTGTTGGCTGCCGGCGCTGTGCTCAGGTATGCGTTGAGGCTCGATCCACCCCCACTGTCCTGTTTCACGCGGACGCCCCACCGGTTTTGCGGGTTCACTTGGTACCCGAAGTCCCCAAAGATCACACCCCTGCTCATGTCGGAGCCGCCACCATCGACCGTCCCGGAGTCGAAGATGGGGTTGACGTTCCCGCCGTCGCCAGCCGAGTACCACCACGCCTCGATCGTCCACGCCGAGCCCGCCTTGTGCATGCCCTTGAGGAAGGCGGTTGCCGCGCTCGCGGCGGTGAAGTAGTCGCCGCCATCGAACGTCCAGTAGGTGCCGCTGTGCGTCGGGTCAGACGACTCCGCGCTGCTGCTTGCCCCCAGATGGAAGTCGTAGGGTGCAGAGCCCCAGACCTGTCCGCCGCTGTAGCTGGCAGGGTCCAACATGAAGACCAGGCCATCGGTGACGTAGGCAGACGGTGTCAGCACCGGCCCGGCCGTGTAGTTGCCCGGGTAGGTCAGGCCGCTCCAGACACCGAAGGTCGTCCATGGCCCTGCGTCACTGTCGGCGTACTGCAGCGTGATGTCGGTGGGGTAGCGCCCTGGCGTGTCAACGGACCCAATCTGCATGCCGGTCACTTCCTGCGCGCTGCCAAGGTCGGCCACGATCCATAGCCCAGCAGGGTTCCACCAAGTACAGCCGGACCCGAACGAGCTGTCCGTCAGGTAGTAAAGCCCGTAATAGCTTGGGGGGCTACTACTGGACATCGTGGCTGCGATAGGTGTGCTGCCGTTGACCACGCGCAACTCGCTGATCTCCACTCGATCGCCAGACCACGCAAAGCCAGTCCACCGCCAGTACCGGTGCGACGCCCCACCCCCGCCAGCCGCCGCAAATCGGTACGGATTCAGCAGCATCATGCCGGCGTCCCGATGAGGTAGACCTTCAGCCCCTTGGCCGTGCCATCACCGATCTGGTCGATGTCGATCGTGATCTCGGCGTCGTCGGCCAGCGCCGTGTCGCTGATGACCGCCGCGGCCGCGGCTGTCGTGCTGGTTTTCTCGGTGTTGTCGATGGTCAGCTTGGTGCTGAGGATCGTCGTGCCGGTCTCGTTGATGTCCACCGTGAACGTGCTGCCGCTGGACTGCGCCGTCGTCAGCGAGGCGCGCACCGCGGTGAGCGTCATGGCGTAGGGCATGCGAAACGTGACCTTGCCCGCGCCGGTGGTCAGTGCCGTCGCCTCGTCGCTGCACGCAATGGCGATGCACTGCGTGCTCACCGCACTGCTGGCCAGAGCCGCGATGTCGGCCACCGTGGTCTGCACCACACTGCCGTCCGCCAGTTCGACGAGCGTGATCTCGGCGCCCGTCAATGCGTAGCCGCTGGAAGGGAATGGGAGTCCGCTGGGGGTAGGCATGGTCAGGACACCAGGATTGCGTGGCCGTTGGCAAGGATCGCGCGACCTGCGTCATCGTACAGCACCACGTCCGCGCCCACGGCAGGTCCCGCGGCTTCGAGGATCTCGACCCGCGCCGTCAGCGCTGCGAGGTTCGAGCGCTGCGTGGACAGGTCGGCCACCAGAGCCGCGAGGGTGGCGTTCGTTGTGGCGCTGGACGTGCTGGTCGTGCTGGACGTGCTGCTGACTGTCGTCGGCAGTGCTGCGACGTGCCGCTCCAGCGCCTCGATGCGCTGGCGCGTACTCTCGACCGCGGCCTGCACAGCGCGCAGGTCGAGCGCCCGGGGCGTGGGGATGGCGGGGCGGCCGAATGCCATCAGCCAAGCTCCAGCACGTCTTCGGCCATCTGCACGACGCGCACCGGATCCGTGCCCAGGATCTCGATCTCGAACTGCGTGCTGCTGTCGGCCATCGGCAGCACGAACTCGGTTTCCTGCGTGACCACGGTCTCATACAACTGGGCGCCGTTGGCGTAGAACCGCACCAGCAGGTTGTCGTAGCTCTCTGCGCGCACCTGTGCGATGGAAAACGCGGTCGGCGGGGCGAGCCACAGCTTGCTGCGCCAGCGGTAGTTCATGAAGCCGGTGCCGCCCTCGAACTCGTAGATCGTGGTCCCATCGAGGTACAGCGGGATTGACGGATGCTCCGGCAGGCTGGCGTCGTCCGGCTCGTTGTCCTCGTCGAGCACGAGGTAGAACTTGTCGGTCTTGGGGTCCACCCACGCTGCGGTGAAATGGAACGCCATCTCGACCACGCCGAAGCCGTTCTGACGAGTGTCGATGGCATAGCAGCCCTTCGCCGTGCCGGTGTCGTAGGACATCCAGTAGATGTCGTTGTGCGCCACCGCGACGATGCTGCTGGGCACCAGGGCCTGCCACTGCCGCAAGGTGAACACGCCCTCGGTCAGGTTGCGGATCTGGCCCACACCGGCGACGGCCATGACGCCGTCCGTGCCGGCGAACACGACGCCGACTCCGGTCAGGTAGGCCAGCGACCGCTTGCTGACGCATGCGTAGGGCACCTCGGACTTCGACATGCTGTACGCGGCGGGGTCGTTGCCCACGGCCACGTAGACGTGGCTCTCGGTGCCGATCACCACCGCGTTGTCCACGTTGCCGATGGCGACGATCGCGGTGTCCGTGTTCAGTCGGTACTCAACCGGCCATGCGTGCGGGTAGTTCTGCGCGGACAGGCAGAGCTGATTCTGCGAGAACCCGGCCATGACGCCATTGGGCAGGGCCAGGATGCCGCGCAGGTCGTCTGGGGGCAGCGCCCACAGGTCCGAGGTCAACACCGCGCCCAGTTCGCTGTCGGCCAGCCCATCCACGTAGTCGGCCTGTGCCAGCGGGATCTCGGCCACGAACTGGAATGCGGTGCCCGCGTTGCCTGTGACTGCACGGTAGATCCGCTTCGTGGTGATCCCGTAGTCCAACGAGATGCCGGACGGGATCGCCACTGCCGTTGTCACCGTCACGGTCACGCCATCCGGCCGGGTCAGCGTCGCGCTGGGCAGGCTCGGCGCGGACTCCTGCCCGAGGTCGTTGACGAACGTGAAGACGTAGGCTGTCGCCACCAGCGTGGGGTCGTAGACACCGGCCGCCTGCACCAGGATGTTGTCGAGCACCGTGGTCAGTCGGGTATCGTCGGTGTCCTGCAGGTGCAGCATCCCACCAACGTAGTTCCCGAGGGTGATGGTGAACTGCGACGACACCGTCGCCAGCAGCACGCTACCGGCGTACACCGAGGCGGTCACGTCGTAGACCCCTTCCGACACCAGCGTCAGCCGGGCCGTGAAGGTGTACCAAGTGTTGAAAGCCACCGTTGCAGCCGACGCGCTGGTCGCCTTCGCGCTGAAGGTGTGCGAGTCCCAGGCCGAGATCGTGCCCAGCTTCAGGAACCCGTCGTTGTCCATCGCAACGGCCAGCATGGCGCCGCTGGTCGGGGCGCCCACCAGCAGCCGCACCTGTTTCACGAAGAGGGCCGGCCCGGTCCCCGCGCCTGCGCCCTCAAAGTCGTCACGGAACATCACGTCCGCCGACACGTTGATCGACACGCTGGACGCAATGTCGTAGTAGCGCCGCAGGTAACACAACGTGGTCAGCGACGACGAGTTATCGATCCCAAGGGCGTACCCGCCCAAGACGCTTTGTATCACCTCCGACGGGTGCTCCGCGTAGGTATTCCACACCGTGGCCAGGCTGTCGCCCACGTCCAGCACGTCAACAGTCAAGTCGTCCGCGCTGGGGTCCGTGCCAATCGACGTGGTGGGCGTGGAGTCCGGCGCGGGGACGCCCAGTGGCCGGGTGGTGGATGGATACGGCGCACTCCCGCCGCCAGCCAGTGCCAGGGTCGTCACTCGGGGTTCGGAGTACGCGTCCGGCCCCGTGATGTAGGTGCGGTACGCGATGTCGCCGCCCGTGGTGCCTCGCGCCACGTCCACGTCGCTGTCCCAGGACAGCCAGACCGTGTCCGCGAGCTTGTAGATGGATCGCACCGGCCCGGTGTTCGCCAGCCCGACCTCGGCGCCGAACTGGCGCCACGCGGTCAGGTCTCCCGACAGCAGCCGGGCGTTGACGGCGGCCTGTGCGGCGCTGTCCGGCAGGCCGCGAGGCGTGACCCGGGGGATCTCGCCGCGGAAGTTGTCGATGGCGATACGCATGTCACAGGCTGAAGGGCTGAGTGGCGAGAGTGTAGCTGGCGCCGGTGTACAGCGCCGTGCCGAGCAGCATCCGCAGTTCGTCAACCTGACCGGAGAAAACCGTGTTCCCCCAGTTCGGGGACGGGCCGGAGAACCCCTGCAGCGCGTTGTAGAGGCTCACGCGCGCCCCAGACACGGCCGGGATCTCGCCCGACAACTGCACGGACGCGCCCTCGTAGACCCGCGTGCCGTCCACGTAAAACCGCAGATTCGTCCCGTCGTCGGTGATGGCGAAGGCCCGCCAGGATGTGCTGTCCGGGATGACCGCGTTGATGGACACCGGGGACCCCGCGCCGTTCAACTCCGACCAACTCAGGTCAATGAACTCCGGGCCGACCGACACCTGCCAGTCGAGAGCGAAATCGGCCATGGCCGGTTCCGTCACCCAGTAGTTCTTGGCGATCAGGATGCCCCCTGTGTCCCCGTTGAACCTTGCGCGGAACTCGATCGTGAACGGTTGCGTGCCGATGCTCAGTGCCTCCGACCACGCGCCAGCGACCGCACCAGCGAACTCAGAGGTCGATCGGACTGCGTTCCCAAAAACACCCGCAGCGTAGATCGGCCAGCCACCTGTGAACACCTGCTGCGACACCTCGTCCAGCTGAGACGAGTCAAAATGCAGCAGGAGCGAAGTCACCGGCGGCGCCGGGGGCGGGACGTGGGGCTGCCGGGCGCCCACAGAAGCCCCGCGCGGGATCACACCGCCTCCAGATCGCCGCAGAGCAGCCAGACGTTGGCCTCGCGCTTGATGAGTGTGGCCGTGGCGTACTGGCCGGCCAGCCGCGTCGTGAACGTGTCGCTGCGGTAGAGCAGAGCCACTCCCGACTCGGCCTGTACCTCCAGCGGCGCAGCACCGTCCTGGAACAGCACGACGCACGCGCCGTCGGGCAAGTCCACCGCCGCGTCGCCAGTGTCGGCCGGCACGGTGATGGACTGCATGCCCGTGGTGCCGGTCGTCGCCACGCCGTTCTCCGCGTCGGCGTAGACCAGCACGGTGTCGTTCTCAACGTCGCGCCAGACCATCCCGCCCAGCACGACGGTGACAACACCGGAGTTGTCGCCCGTGCCGCGGGTCACCCGGCCGCCGATGAAGTCCACGGTGTCCGCGTCGCGTCCGTCCAAGTCCGCGCCGTTGGCGCGGAACTGCAAAAAGTTCGGGAATTCCTCGGCTGCCGGTGCGGGGTACACCGAAGACATCGGAGTCATGCCGAAAGCCATCGTGTCACCTCACGAAGAACGGGCGAGGCCGCAGCCGCTGCGACCCCGTGTTGTGGTTGCGCTGCACCTGCGCCTTGGCGTTCGAGATGCCGACGCGGAAGTCGCGGTCGTACCGTTCGGCCATGTTGGGGTCCGTCCACGGCTCCCCCGGGATGCGCAGCAAGTAGGCCAGCGCGCCGGCCTCGATGGCGTTGGAGAACTGCGAGAGCCCCTCGCTGGGCACCCACGACACGTTCTCGGTCTTCGGCTGCACGATGGCCGTGTAGGACACGTCATACACGGCGTCCGGTGTGGCGTGCAGCACGAACTGCCCGTGCGGCACGTAGGCGTACAGCGTCGGGCGCCCGTCGGGCATGTTTGGATCCCACGTCGAGGGGTCGCTGGGCGCTGCCGGCCAGGCCTGCGCCCGCCCGCCCACGGTCTGCGAGAGCTGAACCGCCCGCAGACCGATGATCTCCAGGTAGGGGTCCGACCCCAGCGCGTACTGCGCAACACCGGCCTCGGTCGCGCCGGTGGCGTTCACCGTGACGAACTTGGTGGCGTCGCAGAACGTGCGGTACGCACTGACGAACGCGCGCCGCAGCGTGACCGTGGGGCACCGTCGCACGATCTGCGCGATGTTGGCGAGCTGGTCATTGACCTGGACGAGGCTCATAGGTCAGGGCTCTGCGAGACGCGGGGAAGGGTCGTGGCCGTGGCCACGGACTTGGCGCCGAGCGCCTGTGCCCACTGCTGCCGGTACGTGGCCGACTTCGCCAGGTCCTGCCGCTTCGAGTTTTTGGCGTAGGCCCGGCTGATGACGTAGGCCGTCATCGCGGGTTGGTACAGGTCCAGCAACGGGAACGTGTCCGACGTGGCGGTCAGCGCCGACGGCGTGCCGCCATAGGTGCCGTACACCTGCCCCAGCCCGTTGTTCGGTGGGCTGACCAGAAACTTGCGCGGCGTGCGCGGGTCAACGGCGAAGTTCTCCACCTCGGCCTGCTGCGTCGCTGCCGGCCAGAAGCGGTTCGCCTCCTGCAGCAGCGGCAGGTCCACCACGGAGATCGTGCGACCGGTGTCGCTGTTGTGCGTGATGTCGATCAGCAGCACGCCACCTGCCGGCAGGGCCTGCACGACGCCGGCCACCAGCGGAATGTCGCCCGACACCGGGTAGATGTCCGGCTTCGCAGCCACCGAGTCGCGGATGGCCTCGTTCAGGTAGACCAGCAGCTCCGCGTCCGCCCACGCCACGCCGGATGCGTCCAGCAGCGTGTGCCGCGCGGGGGCGAGGATGTCGGACGCGAGCATGGTCGTCAGGCCAGGGCGCCGGCCGCGTCAGCCAGATCAGCGACCTTCTTGCGGAGGGTGCGGATGTCGGACGCAGCGTCCAAGGCCACGCCGTACTCATTGGCCGCGAAGGCGATCAGCTCGTCCTTGCTGGCCTTGTTCACGTCGAACGGCGCGATGTCGTCGGCCACAACCGCGCGGGCCGGGCCTTGCCCGCCCGACTTCAGGTAGGCCATGCGGGCGGTGCGATCCGCCTTCGGATCACCGTGGTACACGCGGTACTTCGGGTTCTCCAGGATGCGCGGCACGTTCGGCATCAGCCGAGCGTCATCGATGTTGATGAGCAGCGGCGCCCGGCTGTCCTGCCGCTTGATCGCTGCGTGTTGCGCGGCCATCGCCGCGGCATTCGAGAGGGCCATTTTGGCGTCCTGTGATGTTGGACCGGCGCCCGAAGGCGCCGATCAGGTTCACTGCCCGTCGTTGCCGGGGGAGGCGCGGTGCTTCATGCCGCCACCACCGCCCGTCGAGCGGTTGACCGGCTGCGGCTTGTGGTACTGCGTCTTCGCCTTGCCGCTGCCCATGGACAGCGCGTTGGAGATGGAGTCGGCGGGCGAGGTCTTCACCGTCATGCCCGGCGCGTAGGGGTTCGAGGTCTTCATTTGGAAGCTCCTGGTTCAGGTGGATCAGACAGGGCCCGAAGGCCCCATCTTACGCTCAGCCGCGCTTGATCACCGCGGTGCCCACGTACTGCGGGCCGACGACGTTGTAGCCGTAGACCATCAGGCCGCGGACGATGTACCCGAAGTCGTTCGGGTTCTGGATCATCTCGCAGGTGACCACCTGGGCCGCGAACGTCAGGCCGGCGCTGTGGCCGAACATGGCGTAGTGGGCCTGGCCGGGCGAGGTCTGCGACAGCAGGTTGCGGCTCTGGTAGATCGTGAAGCGGTCGATCTCGCCGATCTTGCCGTTGCGCAGGATCGAAACCCCGTCACCGGACAGCGAGGCGATGCGCAGGTCGCTCTTCTTGATGAGCGCCACAGCCCACGGCGGCAGCACCAGCCAGCGGCCCTCGTCCGACACCGACTGCTCATCGAGGACGGTGCCGCAGTCCACGATGAAATCGACGATGTTGGTCTTGGTCAGACCGTAGGGGTTGGTCGAGTCGCCCAGGTTGACGCTGGAGCTGTCGGCGCCCGCGGCGGTGCCCTGGTTGTCAGCGTGGACCAGCGCCGGGATGGTCTCCAGCATGTCGGAGTCCACGGCGATCTGCAGCTTGATCGAGCCTTCGTTGGCGAAGATGTCCGCCATGTCGAGGTCCGACTGCTTCATGTCCACCAGGTTCAGCGCGACCGAGAACTCCTTCGCCTTGTCGATGGCGAGGTTGGTCGAGGTCGAGGACGGGTACTGGTTGGACAGACCCTGGCCGATGACGTAGTCGTTCACCGTCACGTCGGGGACGGTACGGATCACGACGTTGCTGCCGAGGCCGGCAACTTCGCCTTCGTAGTCGGTGTTGGCGATCTCGCCAAACACCGTGGTCTTGTACATCTTCTCGACCAGCTTGCCCGAGTAGAGTTCGGGGATGAAGCCGGTGGTGGATCCCAGACCGTAGTCGGTGATCCCGGAGGTGCGTGCAACGCCAGTCATGGCAGTGCTCCTTGGTCGGTGGTGTCAGGATCGGGGTCAGGCCCCGTGCATCGCAGCCAACCGCGCCTCAAAGCTTGCCCGTTCAGCATCAGACACCTTGCCCAGGGATGCGCGCTTGTAGTAGTCCTTGATCTCCGCGCGGCTCGGGGCGCCTTGCGCCGGAGCTTGCGAAGCCTGCGGACCACCCGCATTGGTGGCGCTGCCGTGGGGCGTGATCGTCGGTTCAGGCGGCTTCGGTTTCGACTCCTTCAGGTACTTCTTGAACATCGACGCCACTTTGGCCGCGTTGTGCGCGGTGTGGTGCTGGGTCAAGATGTCCTGCCGGACCAAACCGGTCGCCGGGTCTTCCTGCGCGAGCCATGCGCGCCAGCCGTCGGACTGATCGATTTCCAGATAGTCGGGCACTTCTGCGGCCAGTGCGTCAAAGTATTCGCGCTGGCGCTTTTCGGTGGCGTCCTGCTCTTCGGCCTTGTGACGGGCCTTCATCGGCTCCAGGGCTTCCTGGACCTGCTTCTTGGACGCGCGTTGCGCTGCTTCGGCCATCGCCTGGCAGTGCTCTTCACCGAACTGCTCGATCTGGTCCGGCGTGAAGTACGCCGTGAGGTCGATCTTCTCTTCGCTGGGCTTCGCGGCTTGCCGGACTTGTTCCTGCAACTCGCTGATCTGCTGCCGCAGCGCGCTGATCGCAGTCTGAGCCTTCTCCCGTTCGGCCTTCAGGACACCTTCGGTGACCTTGAACCGTTGGCGCCAGTACGCGGGATCGCTCTCGCGGGGGTCGCCTTGGGGCTGCTCGACTGCGGCCGGTGCTTCTGCGGCCGGTGTGGCGGGCTGTTCCGCCTGTGCTGGCTTCGTTTCGTACTTCGCACGCAGACGTTCGTTCATCTGCTCGACCGCACGAGGAAGACGGGTTTCGCTTGTGGCTGGTGAGGCCGTCATGGGTTCTCCACGATCCAGGACATCATCGTCCGGGGTTCGGTTCGTGGGATGCGATGACCGCGATTCCCGTGCTACGGAGCGTGCCGGGGCCGGTTGGCTGGCACGCTCCGGGCGAGGCGCTGCTCGGCTTCCGTGATGTCCTTGCCCAGCTCCAGGAGCTGCTTGGCGCGGCCCTGGAACCGGTACACGTCGTTGCCGTCCGTGCCCAGCAGGGTCTCGTTCACGGAAGCCAGTCTGGCCTCCAAAATCCTCAGTAGCGCCTGTCCGTCCGGTGTCTTTGCAAAACGGGCCAGGAACGACAGGTCGCTCAGGTTCATACGCGCGACTGTATCACAAGGTCAGGTGTCGTCAGCGAGCATCGCTGCGGCAATCGCTGCGATCGCCCGCCGGTTGTGCTCGATGACCGCCAGCCGACGGTGGCTCTCCGCGTCCATTTCGGGCCGCACGTCCGGCGGTACGGCGGTCACCGGCAAAGCGTCTGGCAGCGCCGCGGACGCCAGCAAAGCGTCCAGCAGCGTCGCCCGCGCCGGTAGCGAGGCCAATGCGATGGTGCTGGCCGCTGCTGTGGCGTTGGCTTGCCTGGCGAAGGCGACTGGCGACGGTCCAGCCGCAATGACGCGCCCTGTGAGGCACAAAACCGGCAGCGGAACGAGGACCGCCTGTTCAAGCTCGGTTGCCTTTGGCGCGGAGGGTTGCTGCGCCGGGCGCTTCTTCTGCGCCCAGTTGATGTAGACGTTCGGATTGCCTGATCGGGCGGCTGTACCGCCCTCCCAGTACCGGAACAGCAGGCCACCGATCATGCCGGGTCGATCGACTGCAGGGCGTCCCGTTCAGCGGTACTG